CAGCATCAAGCGTTCCAACAACCTGCCCTTCCTGGCCGGTAACGTGTCCTCCGTCAATGGCGAGAACAACGATTACTCCGGTAACTTCAGCACCCACTGTGGTCTGATCTACTACAAGGATGCTGCTGGTGTTGTGGAAGCTATTGCTCCCTCTGTGCAGACCACCTCTGGTGATGTGTCTGTCATGTACCAAGGTGACCTGATCGTGGGTCGTCTGGCCATGGGTTGCGGTACCCTGAACCCCGCTGCTGCTATTGAGCTGCAGTCGGCTCGCTCCTGATAAGGTATAGACACATGTCTATCATTCCTGGGACTTCGGTTATCCTTGTGGAAACTAATGCCATTGGTTCGGTTTCTCAATCTGAAACTCTCAACCCCTTTACTCCGGTTGAGTTTGGCCGTACTGTTGCTAGCGGTACTGGCATCCGTGAGGCTAAAGTGAAGACCGATGATGCTGATGGCAAGCTTCCTTATGCTGCTGCTTAATTATTGAGGTACTCACTAAATGGCTAATCTTTCTACTGCCGCTGGTAATAACGGTGTGGCTGGCAATGTAAACTTTGCTACCCGCACCGTTACCGGCGCTTATGCTTCGACTTATGCGGATAACGGCAACCTGGCTGTCTCTGACAACCACGCTGTTCGCCGTTCCGTTTCCCGTACCCACGGTACTAGCACCGCTTCTGGTGTGTTTTCTGAAACCCAGTGTCTGCGTACTGCATACTCTGGTGTAGAGGCTGATAGTCCTGCACTTGATGCCTCGCGTACCGCTGTGTAATGTATCTTTGGGGATCCTTCGTGGGTCCCCTTTTTTATTATCTTTACATGAGAATGGTTTTCATTTCCATTTAGACTTATGGCTGACTCCTATACGACCACGCAACTATCTGCTGTTAATGAAATCCTGGGGTCTATAGGACAGGCTCCAGTCACTGTGCTTGATCAAACCAACCCTGAAGTCGCTTTTGCTTTTAACACCCTAATGGACATTAGCAGAGAGGTTCAAGCAGAAGGTTGGTCTTTTAATCGTGAGTACGACTATCCTGTTACTCCCAATACATCTGGATTTATCCTGATCCCTGATAATGTATTGCAAATGGATCTTACTAGGTCCGCATTTAATACAGCTTATGATACTATTATTAGAGATGGTAAGTTGTACGATAAATTGAATCATACATTTACTTGGGATCAAACGGTAACCTATAAAGTTGATGTGTTGTGGATGTTTGATTTTGATGATCTACCACAACCCTTCAGGGATTACATCACTGCTAAGGCAGCTACAAGGGCTGCTATTCGTCTTGTTGGTGATGTTAATCTGGCACAAGCACTGACTACTCAAGAAGCCTGGAGACGCTCTGTATGTCTAGAGTATGAGTGCAACCAAGGAGATTATACCATGTTTGGTTTCTCTAAAGGAAATGACTACTATAACAGCTATGAACCATTTAGGGCTCTTGTACGATGACGACAGTTTCTCAAAGAATATCTAACTTTATTGGTGGTGTTTCACAACAGGCTGATGAAAAGATTCTACCTGGACAAGTTAAAGATGCTTTGAACTGTTATCCCGATCCAACCCTAGGGATGATCAAACGTCCTGGTGGTAAGTTCACTTCTAAACTGCAACCAACTCTATCAGCCTTGGCTGCTAACTCTCTTGATAGTAACGCAATGTTTACTATCTTTAGAGATGATCAAACTAAGTATGTAGCTACTATCACTTCTGGTGGTGTTATTAGAGTTTGGGATCTTACGACTGGTATTGAGAAGACTGTTACTCAAAGTGGTATCTCTTCCTACCTGACTGCTACAGATTATCGTAATCTGAAGACGCTTACTGTTAATGACTTTACCTATATTGTTAACAGTGAGAAGACTGTTGCTGCACTAGCTGCTCCAACCTTTACTCCACTACGTCAAGCTGTTATCAGTCTCCTTACTTTGGAGCATAACACTACGTACACTGTTACTATCAATAGGACTAGTTATACCTATACGTCACCAACTGCTGGTGGTGGTTCTTCCTTGACTATACCGATGGTCATGAAGGGTATCTCTGATGCTATTGGATACCCTACTGGTTTAGGTCTTACTAAAACTATTGTTGATGGTGTGTTAGTACTCACCAGTACTGCTGATATGTCAGTGTCAGTTGCTGGTGGTAATGCTGGTACTGATGGTAAGTACATCAGAGTCTTTAATAACTCTGTTGATTCTATCACTCGTCTACCTGAACAATGTGTTACTGGTACTGTTGTCAAGATTGCCAATACATCTGGAGCAGCTGCTGATTACTACGTTAAATTTGTAGGTAGTGGTACAAGTATCAGCGGTACATACAGTCAAACAGGTACTACTGTAACTGTTACCACTACAACTGCTCATGGGTTTACTACTCATGATCTAGCTACTGTTAACTTCTCTAGTGGTGCAGGTGTTAATGGTACATATGCTGTAACAGTAACTAGCTCTACTGTCTTTACCTATACTTCTGGTACTAGTCAAACTACAAGTGGTAACGTCTCTGTTAGTGGTGCATTGAATCCTGGTTATTGGGAAGAGACTATCTCTCCATCAGCTAGCACAGGACTTGATAGTACAACGATGCCTGTTGTATTGATTCGTCTCGCTAATGGTAACTTCCAAGCTGCTCCTCTTAACGGCTCTCTTACTGTTAATAACTTAGCACTTACTTGGGAACCACGCCTTGTTGGTGATGATGATACTAATAGTCATCCTAGCTTTGTTGGATTTACTATTCAAGATATTTTCCTGTTTGCTAACCGACTTGGATTCCTAACTGAGGATAACATCTCTATGTCACAAGCTGGTGACTACTATAACTTCTATAGTAAGTCAGCTTTGACTCAAGTGGCAGCTGATCCTATTGACCTCAGTGTTGCTAGTATTAAACCTGCTGTTGTACACTCTGTTATTCCTAGTCCTCAAGGTCTGCTTCTGTTTAGTGCTAACCAACAGTTTGTGATGGAAGCGGAGAATGGTACATGGACACCTTCTACTGTTACCATTCGCACTATCTCCAACTATGAGTCTGATAAATATGTGAAACCAGTTGACCTTGGTTCCACTGCTATGTTTGTCAATAAGAATCAAAGCTGGACTCGTGCCTTTGAAATCACTACTCGTGGTCAACGGGAAGCGCCTAGTGTATTTGAGGCTACAAGGGCTGTACCTGAGTGGGTACCACAATCGCTCTCTATGGCCACTGGAAGCCCCCAGAATGGGCTTTGGGTAGGCTCTAGTAGGACTAGCCCAACCATCTATTTGTTCAGGTACTACGACGAAGGAAACGAGCGTAAACTATCTTCATGGATTAGGTGGACGTTACCTTCCAATGTTATCCATACAGCTGTCCAAAGTGATACGTTGTATATCATTACGACTGGTACTGAGGGTTACACTGTATTGGCTCATAGTCTAGGTCTATCGCCTACTACTGGTGGACTTGTTAACTCTCTTGGTAATGCTGTTGATCCCTACCTTGATGCTTGGTTCCGTATCACAACTACACCTACCTTTGCTAATGGGGTAACTAAGGTCTATATCCCTACTCATTTCAATACAACCAAGACTATGCAGTATGTTGTTGGTACACCAATTAGTGGTGCCAATAATAACTCTGGTTATTCTAATACTATTACTGTGCTTAGTGATGGTGGTGGTAGTTATTTTAACATTCCTGGTAATGTAACTGGTAACTATATCTTTGTTGGATATGAGTACCAAATGGAAGTAGTGCTTCCTAGATATAACTATTCAGCAGGTGATCAAGGGTATGACTTTACTGGTGTTACTAGGACTGCACGTATGAAGTTCTATACAGGTCTTGGTGGTACAGTCTCCTTTAGCATTACGGATAACACTAGAGCAGTGTGGGTTGATGTTCCTAGTGTCAGACTGGCTGACTTCTATAAAGCTGATACCTCGCCATTTACCACTTCTTATGTCTATAGTGTACCTGTATACCAACGACCCGACAACTACGTTATGAAAGTATTGTCTAATAATCCTTTCCCTGTTAGCCTTGTAGCTCTTCAGTGGGAAGGTCAGTATTCCTCTGGATTCTATAGGAGGGCATAAGAATGGCACTTGGTATTGTTTCCGGAATTATCGGTATTGGCTCTTCCATTATTGGTGGAATTGGTAGCTCTCAAGCTGATGCTGCTGCAAGACGTGCTCAAGATGCACAGAACAAATATAATAAACAAGTTTGGTCTTTTAATAAACAAAAGGTTAATCTTGATTATGATCAAGCGGTAAAGATCTTTAACTCTGGTGTTCGTAACGAAGAAACACTAGCAGCATTTAAGGATAAAACTAATCTTGATGATTACCTTTATAAGCTAAAGATTCAAGACTTTGAGTATCAGACGCAAATGCGTCAATACCGTAAGTCTGAAGAACTGTATGGACAACAACTTACCTTTAATGCACTTGCTCAACAGGCAGCTAATGAAGCTGAATATCGTAGGCTTCAAGATGCTACCAATGAGATTGCTTATCAGAATCAAGACATTGTAATCAAGGCTCTTGATACTGAAGGTATTACTGCTGTTAAAGGTCAACAAGGTCGTAGTGCAGAGAAAGCAGAACAAGTACAACTAGCAGCACTTGGTCGTAATCAAGCTATCTTGTTTGATTCATTGATTAGTGCTAGGGGTGAAACTGAAGCTGCTCTTAAGAAGATCGCTGCTGATAAATATGGAGCCGATCTTTCTGCACAAGCTGCACGTATGCTACAACCTGAACGCACTCCTGCTATTCCTAAGCCGCTTAAGACTCCACGAGCTGAGATGGTTGCTCCACGAGCACCTACTATCTATGATTATGGTCCTAAGCCAGTTAAAGGTGCTGCTGCTCAATCTGGCATTAGTGGATGGGCTACAGCATTAGGCGGTGTTGCTAGTGGTATTGCAGGTCTTGCATCACCTTCAAAGTCAACAGTTGAAGTTCCTAAATCAAACCCGAAAACTCAAAGTTAACTAATAAATGGATCAAGTAAGCTACAGAGGGTACGCCCGTAGTATTGGTTTCGATCCGATTAAAGCTCCTTACGGTGCTCTTGATCGTATTCAAGAACGCGATAACCGTACCATACGTGGTATGGAAGAGAACCGTCGAGAGATTAAACAGGTAAGAGACGAATTTGGGGCTGGACTAGAACGTAAGTTCAACCTTGAACAACAGAACAGTCAACAGAATTATGCTTGGGAAACGAAGCTCAGAGAGAATCGTCAACAAGCTATTCAAAAGAATGCAGAGACTTTGATTCAGAATGAACTGACTCAAGGTAAAAATATCTCTCAAACACTAGAAGGTCTTTCTAAGTTTAGCACTACTATTTCTGAAACTCTTACTGAGTATAAGAAAGCTAAAGATGAACAGGATCAGCTTGATGGCTACATGGAGGTAGCCTCTGGTGCAGTAACTCCTCAACGGCTTCAACAACAAGCTGCTGGTGAGACTATTCTGCAATCATCTGGTGAAGCACAAGATAGAGTTGCTGGTGAGCTGCAAAAGGTAGGGGCACCTCCTGATGTTGTTATGGGTCTTTTGACTGGTAACAAAGCACGGGATTATGGTCGCCTTAAGGCATACATGGAAATGAGTATGTCTGAGTTCCCTGGTTATGCTCAAACCAAACTAGATGAAATGGGGGCTGTTACTGCT